GATTCATCCCAAGACTTACCTCGCCGAGGTGTGTCGGGTAGACCATCACAGAACCAAGAGAACTGACACATATTGCGAACAGGAACTTCACGACCCTGTTTGAGATGCCATTTAGACAACACAGATTGTTCAACAACATCACAGATTGTATTAGGATACCGAGCATCAAGCATACGATTAAAGACGACATCAGACACAGACACCTTACCCGCAAGATTATCATTTCTTGCCTCATGATAAATGTTTAGTGCAAGACAATAGATATCATCTTGACTAAACTCTGCGCCCCAATCTGTTCCTTCTTGATATAAGATAGATTCTGGTTTGAGTGCCATGGCCGAAGATACGGCAATAANACTGATAGTCAATAGACTAATAAGTTTTTTCATCATTTATATAGTATATCAAACATTAACACAAAAGTCAAGCNGTTTCCATCTCATAAATCAAATCTTGNATTGCATCATACGCTTGGTTGTGTCTCTCAGTCTGATGACCATACGGAAACTTGAAAGCAAGAGTGAAACGAGGACAGTTAGTCCATGCAGCGTGCCAACAATGATGTTCTGGTTCATCTTCACGACCAAATCTATACCACCGTGCCTGCCAACCCTTTACNTCATACTCNGTAACAATNTCATCTTTCTTCTTATCATAATAAGTAAAGTATCCATCACCAGACTCACTCCATGTCATGATACACTGATAACCAAATGCATTCCAGTTAGTGTGCCACCCCACAAACCCATTGGGCGGATAGTATGACGTAAGAGAGTTATTATTCGCACCAAAGATGCGAACCAGTTCATTCTTAGTCCACAACTTCAGGGGTTCAAAGATGTCTGGTCTTCTCTTTGCTCCTTGTGATACTTGAAATCCATAACCTTCTTCTGGAAATCCTATATGGTCTCTTTTCATCATCTCCCAAAGATGGTCGGGTTGGCAATACTGTTCACCCTTACCAATCGGTGCAGGGCCTAACACCTCTGATAACTCAGTCATCAGGTCACGATGTTCTAGAAACTTCTCAACAGTATCATCAAGAAGTTTCATAAACTCTTTATTGCGGAGTGTAATCTCAGTCATTCAGTACTTCGATGATATCAGGGAAGTGAACACCAATGATTTCCCAACACTTATCTGCGACTTCCATATGTTCCTTCTGTGTTCCGTTACCACGGCGAAGTTCACAATAGTGAATCCAAGAACGCAAAGAACCTGCCATATACAATGTCGATTGGGTTAGACCTTCGGGTAACAATGCTCGTGCTTGTTCCTTTGCGACACCCTTTGAGAGTGCATCTTTATAGGACATCTCAGCACGTGCTTGGACTTTCTTCTGTTCCATCTGCCACCACTCATTCAAGTTGCGGTCATCAGTCTCTACAGAGTTCTGACGGTTCTTCTCATCCTGTAGTCGTGCTTCGCGTGACTCAAATCCTGGCGCAACAGCATACCGTTGAGAGAACTCTTGGAATGAGAACGAGCGGTGACGCAAAATCTGACGTGCAATGTCACGAGTCGTTTTGATTTCAAGAGTCATATGCACCATCTCAAANGGTGACCANTGTTGCTCACGAATAAGATAACTCAAAAGACGAGGAGCGGTCTCAGTGTTGTTTTGATTTGCAGGATTGCTTACTCTTGCGGTATATGCAATCAGTTCACCTGCGGTATGACATTCGGTGATTGCGCTCGGACTACTCAGTGCGATTAGNTTTACTTCACTCATTTTATAACATCTCCATTTCCTAAACGAATTTCTATTGTTGATATCATAGTCTCAATATCNGCATTCGAAAGATTGACACCATATTCTTTACGAACAAGATTAAAGACTGCCCGTGCGGCCGCAACCGAACCGTCATCCAATCCATCGTTATACCCCTCACGAAGTCCAAAATATTTTCCCACATGAAATGCGAAGAACACACATACGAAGGTAATTATCATTTCTATTGAGATATACATATCTACTCCATTTTGAAGTCTTTAAACTTCTCTATATGTTCCTGTGTGTTGGACTTATCGAACACTGGTTCGTGATTGACAACACCAGCATCATCGTCATCATCAGACAGACGCATCTTTGCTCGGTCAACCTTCAACGTGAAACGGTTGTGTTTTGTCGGGTCATTATATCGGTTCTTCAACTGTTTGACTAATATCTTACCCAGACTATTCAGTTCGTCGTTTGAGATGAGTGCGAACATGAGGTCTGCGGTCGCGGGTAATCCAAAAGATTCGGACGTATCTTCAAGCCCAACATCGTCATTAGAATAACCAGAACGAGTCGTCTGCGTTGCAGATACAATCGGAACGTTGAACTCGACGGCGAGTCCTCTAAGTTCTTCTGCAATACTTTTAATGTATGAATATGAGTTGATAGCACCGCCCATTCCTTTCATTCGACTTGACGCACAGATATTTAGATAATCAATAAAGATAAGTTCTGGCACAAAGTTCTTCTTCAGTTTCAGTTCATTTAATAACGCACGGAAGTGATTCGCGTGTGCTTGACCAGTCGGGTATTCTTTGATAATAAGTTTACCCTGTGTCTTCGCAGCAATCTGTGACACCTTATCGGTGAACATATCTTTTGATAAGTTCTCCAGTTGGTCAATCGGGACATTCAGTAAGTTCGCATCAATACGTTCTGCGATGCGTTCCTCTGCCATCTCCATAGTGATGTAGAGAACATTACGACCCTGCGACAACCCAGAAGCAGCACAATGACACATGAACAGAGACTTACCTACACCCGTGCCTGCAAGGGCGATGTTCAGTGTCTTGTTAGGTAATCCACCCTTAGTAATCTGGTTGAAGTATTCAAGGTCAAACGGAATGCGTTCTTCTTGTTCATGATAGAAGTCATAACGACCATCCACATTCTCCAGATAATCATGACCGATGTTTGTATCAAAGGTCACACCCAGAGCCTTACTCAACACATCAGGGATTGCGTTCTTCTGTAGAGTCGCATGTTTACCATCAATGATAGAGATAGACTCCATCACTGCGTTGAACACGGCACGGTCTTGACACCACTTCTCGGTGCGTTCAACCAACCATTCGAGGTTCTCTGGTTCAGGAGTGAAGAGGTCAGGAAGAAGGTCAATAGAGGAACGATAGTCATCCTCACTCAAACGATTGTTCTGGTCTATCTCAATCTTGAATGCTTCGAGTGTAGGCAGTTTGTTGTAGTCTGCGACGAACTTTGTGACTTCTTTGAAAAGACCCTTGTATACACCTTGGAAATAATCTGGCGAAAGAAACGCACCGACTTTCCGCATATACTCATCATTAGTTAACAGATTCCTCAGTATCGTCTGTTCCAGATTGATGTTCATCGTATATCTCCTTCATGTCGTCAAGTGTTTCTTCACTGGCGAGAATCTCCCCCGTCTTATTATCACGAGCCATAAGTGTCCCGTCAGTGATTGCCTTCTCTAGTATTGAGTTTAGTATTCTACCACAATACTCCTGCAATGTCAAGTCTTCTGTTGTCAGGTCGGGGTCAGGTGATGAGACAATGGCGAAGTTGAATGACAGATAACCTTCATCGTCATCCAAATCTTCACCAGTATACTCAATCGCACCGAAGGAGATTACCGTCTCAGGAAACTCTTCATTGATACGAATATGCCATCCGTGTTCATCATTCTCTGCGGGAATAATGTCATAATGGACATTCTCACTCAACATACTTACAATATCATTGGGCATCTACAATCTCATCCATATCTACTTTTTGGGCGAGTCCGATTGAGTATTGGGATTTGATGAACTCTGCGAAGTCGGTGTTCTCGAAGACGGGAGTCCAAAATTCCTTTGTGAGTGTTTCTGCGAGGCGAACTTTCCGTTCATCACCAGCAACACTATACCAACCATTGGAAGGCTTAACAACATACCCACCAGCAAGAGCAACATCCAAGAGACCACTAAAACGTTGGACACCACCTTCCCAAGATACTGAAATAGGGATTTTACTTTTCTCTTTAACATAACGAGATTTCTCTACATTGATTACAAAATGATAACCTTTGATTTCTGTGCCTTGTTTGTCTTGTTGACGACCCAGAATCCAGATGTTATCGGCACTATAATAGATACCAGTCCCACCACCAACGATGTCTTTAGGGAAGAGACCAATCTCTTTATATGTGTGGTTGACGGCAAGCATAGGAATGTTCTTCATGGTCAGGTAGGGAGTTACCATACGGAACAAACCTTTCAATGCTTTAGCACGAGACATATCTGCAACCGACTTTTCATTGATTGCATCTTCGAGTTCTTTCTTAGATGCAAGGTTACCAATAGAGTCGATGACAACGATGACATTATCTTCTCGTGTCAGTTCCTCAAGTTGACCAATCAAATCAAACTTGAGTTCCTCTACATTCGCAATCGGCGTATGCAGAACTCGGCTGGTGTCAATCCCGAACTGCTCGAAGTAAGACTGGGGTGAACCAAACTCACTATCATAGAAAAGCAGAACTGCATCTTTCTTCTCTCTTAGATATGCACCCGCCATCAGCAGGGCAAAAGAGGTCTTAAAGTGCTTACTTGGGCCTGCGAGGACTGTAAGTCCTGGCGTGACACCACCGTCAATACTTCCAGACAGAGCGACATTCACCATCGGAACATCGGTCTGCACCATATCTTTCTCTGTGAAGAACTTACTCTCCGACAGAACCTCTGTCGTCTTGATTTTGCTGTTCTTCTTCAGTTTGTCCATAATCGACATTGTTTGACTCCTCACGTTCATCTAGGTCATATTGTTTACGATATTCATTGTTAATAGTAACACATTTCTCAAGTAATGTCAAGTCTTTATCAAACAATGTAAATGCTTTTGTGTCTTTGGGAAAACATGCCCCACCGAATCCACGTTTACCATCATAGCCAGGCACACGAGTATGACCAAGACCGATACGAGGGTCTTTACCAATCGCATTAACAATCGTAGGATAGTTACCACCGAACTTAGCAATCGCNTCATAGAGTTGATTGAAGAANGTCACTTTGGTTGCGAGGAATGAGTTTACACCATACTTAACAAACGCAGCTTCTGNGGCNGCAGTAAAGATATACTCATCAGCAGTGCAGAGACTATACACGGTATAGAGTTCCGCAAGNCCACGACACGCATCTGGGTGTCCACCAATAATGTGATACTTCGCATTCACAAACTGTTCTTTTGCGTTTGACTCAGTNAGAAACTCAGGGTTGACCGTCAATCTTTTCACATCATCTTCAAACACCGACGAGAAGATACGGTCAACAATATCTGGAGTGATTGTTGATTTGATAACAACCCCACCTTCAGTATGTTCCAGTAGTTTCAATGCGGCATCTTCAACGATTGATGCGTCTACGAAACCGCTTTCTGCCATTGGTGTTGGCGCACAGATAAACGACACATGTGGTTGCCATTCTAACAGGTCATCAATAGTCGTATCATATTTTGGGTCAACATAAAACTTTTCGATATGTTCATGTGTGAATGCGTAATCTACAGCGCCTCCAACAAAACCATGACCGACAATACCGATTCTTAGTTTCTCATATCCTTGTGGTTGATGTTCAATAGTTTCACTCATTTA